AGTCAAATCTAATATGTATTCATTTGGTAAAAATTCATCATTACTATTTTTAAAATCAATTGCTTCTTTAAATAAATCGTTATCTAATTCATTCAATTCTTTAATTGTAATGTTAGGTTTAAATATATCAACAAATCCAACCATTTTACCATCTTTATCAATATATGATTCATATATTAAATAATTTTTATAAGATACTCTCATATTTTTTTATATTATTTTAATTTTATATATAAAATAGAAAAAATACAAAAAAAATTAAAAATATATAAAAATAAAATATTAAAACTATGGCAAATGAGCAAATTTTAAGCAAAGATATTGGTAGGTATCAACAAAACCCAGCTATCTATCAAGAAGAAATAGATGCTAGTGTACGTTCCTTACCTATACAAGAATCTATTAAAAATATGATAGTTGGTGTTAGTCGTAAACCTAAAAGACCTAATGGTAAAGCATTGATTACAAATGAATCTGATATGTTAGATTATATTGGTGATAGAGATTTAATGTTAGAAAATAATGGTAGTTTTTTTCAATACACAGTTAAAAAAATGTTAGAAGCTGGTAGTGTATATACTGTATCGTTGTTATTGACAGATGATAATAGAGATATTACTAAATATTCTAATATTAGTATGCAATCTTCTATAGATAATTCGGATGTATTGAATATGCCTTATTCGAGAATTTATAATCGTCAAGGTTTTTGGGAGAGAAGTGAAGAGTCTTTTTTAGATTTCGTAAACTTAGATGCACCAGAATATGATAGACTTTTATCTATTACAAACATTAATGAAAAAGATGTAACTGTTTTTATTTATAAAAGTAGTGTAGATAATTTCAATGTTACATGTGAAAATTGGTATGGTGGAAAAGAAAAAGTTCCAACATTTTTAAATAGTCAGGATTGGGTTAGTGATTATTTAGTAAGTGTTTTAATTTTAGCAGGAAATTGGACAGATTATACAACTTTAAGTGTTGATAGTAAATGGAGTAAATATTTTAATACAAAAGGTTTAATAAAAACTAATGTAGAAGATTTTACAAAAGAAAGTAATGTAACTGTTTTAGGTTTCTATGATGCATCTTTAATTCCTTATTTTAAAGATGTACAAGGTACAGATATGTATATTGAAACTAAAATAAACGCAGATACAGATAAACATGGTATTTTTGTTAGTTATAATAAAGAATTATTAATTAATTCAAATTATCCAACAGGTAAAGTTGATTTATTAGGTAGTAATTTAGTTGGTAGTGATAAAACTAATATTAAATTCATGTCATATGATGATAGTATTTTAGAAAATATTAGTTATACTCAAAAAGAATTAGATAGTTTATCAAATACTTTTGGTAATTATAATACAGATTTAACAACCGATTATATTGGTGGTATAGATTATAGAACAGCCACTAATTCAAATTGGTATGTACATGATACTTATGTAAATGGTAGTATAAATGCTTTTTCAAAAGTTTCAGTTGTAGCAACAAACACATTACATATTGATAATGTTACTAATTTTGTTGAGAATCTTCAAGTTTATATTAATGAACCTGATTCTAATGGTGTATTAAAAATAAACACACCATATTATTTAAAATCTAATCCTGTCGGTAATTCAATAGTGTTATCAACAATTCCAGGTGGGGCTGAAATAACAGGTTATGGTACATTGTCAGCTAATGCAAATTTACAAAGTCTTTCATATAATTTGAATGTTGGTGATAATGCTTATTTCAATTGTGGTGGTGTTAAAACTAATTTATTTGGAGGTAGTTTATCTGGTGGAATAGATAATAGATTGTTTTTACAACCTTTAGCGGTTATGAATACTGGTCAAACAAACAATAGATATGATGTTATATATTTGAATAAAAATTCTAATAATATTAATGTATTGAAAGGTGTAGAAACAACAGTGACTGATTCATTAAAACCAGCATTTAATTTTAATCAACAAGATACTATTATATTAGGATATTTTAAACATCAATTCTTATCTGCAACTACTACAATATCTTCTACATATTATCCTGTAACTATTACAAATAATACAACTAAATATAATGTACTTACATTAACAGGTTATACTGGTAGTAATTTTGTAGAATTAACATTTTTAAATAGTATAGGTTCTGTAACAGTTCCAACTAATGAATATGAAAGAATGAGATTAATAAAACATTTTGACGAATTAGATATTAATTTATCTCAAAATAAAGGTGTGATTATTAATAATACAACAGGTGAAAAAATATACATAACATCGGTTCAAACTATCGAACAAACTCCAACATCTAATGCTTTTATTAGAATGTATGTAAGTTCAACAGCAAATTTAATAAATTCAAATAACGTATTGATTTATTTTATTGATGATGAATTTGTATTAATAGATACTTGTCAGGCTTTAACAACATCAACTTTACCAGTTTCGATTTCTAATAAAGGTGTTATTGGTTTATATTCTAATTTATATCAAAATTTTTACAATGGTGAAATAAATAGTAAGGATTATTTTTATATTAATAATGATGAATCTACTACTAAAATTTATTTGAAAATGTGGAAAGATACAAATTTGAATATTGAATTTTATGATGGTGTTGATTTTATTTCTCCTTATCAAATATCAAATTGGAATGGTTTATATACGAATATATTAAAAGTATATAGTAATAAATCATCTTATAAACAATCTATTGATATTGATAGTTATGTTGGTGTAGATTTACAACATGTTTTTGAAATTAAAATGGATAAAGTAAGATACGCTGAAGTTAAATTAGATACATTGTTAGAAACGTATTATGATGAAACTTTATATGAAATCGGTGGCGAATTAGAAGGAGCTTATCCTAAAAAATTGACAAGAGTTATAAGTGTAACAATTGACCCTAATAATACTAATTTGAAAGTTGTTAGAACATCTGAACCAATTAGATTAACAAGTTTAGGTAGTAGTAAATATCAAACTATGATGTATCCATCAATTGATACATATATTAGTCAATATAAAGGTTTATTATTAAAAGGTTTTAAAATTCATGTTGATTCATTACCAAATGGAACAGAGGAAAGACAAAATCAAATATTAAACATGGTTGGTAAAACTACAAATTTATTTGCAGCTATGACAGATAAAACTAAAATTTCTTGGAGATATTTAGTAGATACATTTGGATTAGGTTTAACAAATAATAGTAAATATCAATTAGTTGACATTTGTTCTAAAAAATTAAATTGTTTTGCTTTTATCAATATGCCAAGTGTTAGAATGTTTAAAAAATCTGCAAATCCATCATTTGTTACAGAAGATGGTAGTTTGAATACATTATTTATTAAACAAGGTGGTGATAGAGATAAAAATCCAAATTTCTTATACACTTATGCTAATGTAGAAGGTAGAAATCGTGGTGGATATTGTTTTCCTTACATCAAGGATATTTACAATGGTATTCCTAAAAATGTACCACCTGCTGCAACGGTTGCAAGAGAATATATGAGAAAATTTAATTCTACTTTTGCTGGTGTTAAACCGTGGACATTAGTGTTCGGTGTTGAACAAGGTTTAATAAGTGGATTAGCTGGTACTGAAATGGAATTTACTGAACAAGATTTGATAAACTTAAATACAATGGGTGCTAATATTATAAATTATAATGAAATTAGAAAAGTATTCTATATGCACACTGAAAATACTGCACAAGTATTCCCTTATAGTAGTTTATCAGATATTCATAGTATTGAAGTTTTAATCGAATTGGAAAATGAATTGTATGATATGTTATTATCTTATCAAGGTAAATTCAACACTCCTGAAATTAGAACTGAGATTAAAACAAAAGCTGACAAAATTTGTAAACGTTATTTTGAAGAAAGTGCTTTATATAATTATAAAAACACTTGTGATGTTACAAATAATACAGATGAAATTATAGATTTTAATATTGGAGTATTAACAACAGAAGTTGAATTAATAAAAGGTATGAAATCAATAGTAAATAAAATTATCATTCGTCAAAAAGGTGGAATTCAATCAAGCGGATTTGGTGGATAATTAACATAAAAAATAGAATTGTATCATTAGATACAATTCTATTTATTATAAAAATAATAAATATAAATTATGAAAATGAAATATGTTAAAGAGTTGAACGAAAGTTATAAAATGAATGAAAATTTGAATATTGATAATTTTACATTTAATACTAATATAACAAATATAAAACAAGTTAGTTTATTTGAAAGTGAGTATTGTGAATTGTTGATGAAATTGGATAAAAAATATTATGATGTAGATAATTTTGAAGTAGTTTCATGTGATATTAATATTCAACATCATATAGATTTTGATATAGATGATGATGGTATTCAAGGTATTGAATATGAAATTGATGATTTATATGGTGAAATTGTAGTTAGTGTTCCTAATTATAAAAATAATGAAAATGATGACTTTACAATATATTTGAATGATATTGAACATGATACAACAAATTTAAAAATAAATGAAAATGGTAAATATGTTATAGATGAAATCGAAATAGATTTTAAAGATAATGTATTAACATTAAAAAATAATTTTAACGAAGATTAAAATAAAAATAAAATAAATATAAAAATATATGTTACCATTTTTTACAAACATACAAGTAGCAAGAGATTTAAGTGAAACTGTTTACATTAATCTCTTTGAAGTGACAATGACTTTACCAAAGTTATTGCAAAAAAATTTTCCAAACGCAACACATATACTTTTGGAAAATTGTAAATCCGCACCAATGCCAACTTATCCAGCATTCCAATTGGCAACTCAAAAATTCAAATATAGTACAAGATTATTTGTACAAACACCTGAATCATCATCATTAGATACTTTATCATTTGATTTTGAGTTGAATCAAAATGTAAACAATCAATTAGAAGTGTGGGATATTTTGAAGAATTGGTATGATTTAGGTTGGAAACAATCTGATGGTACTCTACATTATAAACGTAATATGATTGGTGATATTGTCGTTAACCACCACGATAGAGAAGGTCATATTATTAGACGTGTTACATATTTTAATGTTATGTTAAAAAATGTAAGTGGAATGGAAAGTTTAAATTGGGGTGAAAGTGGAATTATGTCGATAAAAGCGGACTTTTGTTGCGATTACTGGGACGATTTTTACTTTAGTGCAAATTCGACAGCAGTATAAAAAAGGAGTATTTATATACTCCTTTTTTATTTATCAATAATTTCAAATTTAATATCAAAATTATATTTGATATATCTAAACATATATAATCTACACATATCGTAATTTTCATCAAAACTATAATTTAATTCTAATATATTACTACCATCTTTATAGTTTATTTCATTATATCCGATATAATCACCACAATTAAAATCATCTAAAAGAATATTAAATTTTTTAATAATTTTAACCGAACTACTGAAATCTATATTATACAATTTTATTTTTAATTTTTTCATAAATCTATCTCCTTATTTAAAATAGTATTTTCATAAACTAAAGCTCTTTTTTGATTGATAACATCTACTGAATAATTGTTTTTAATATATTCGTGTAAATTCATACCATGTTCAATTAAAGCGTTTTTATTATCCACATAATATTTCATTTTTTCATACCATCCACCTTTTTTGTTATCAATTGTAAAACCTTTTCTTTTACCATCTTTAATTCCATCTATATCATCAATTGTATAAGGTGCAAAATTGCTTACAATAGCTGGACATTTATAACAACCAGCTTCTAATATTTTTAATTGACTTTTACAATAGTTAAACATTTGAATTGAATCAAAACTACCTTCTTTGATACCATTTAAAGGTGCTAAAATAACATCAACATCCTTTAAATTATCACCATAAGTTGTGAATGGTTTAGTCCAACGTCTTTGATAAAATTCATTTTTAAAATCATCATTATAACCATAATTCATATCGTTATCAAAATTACTACTATTTGTTAAAAAATCCCTATATTTTAAACTATCAATATGTTTCCAATTGTCTGTAAATATATGTTCAAAATGTGTCCATTGACTACGCTGCGGATTATCTTTAGTCATACTACCATTTGGTAATCTCATTCTCAAATCATATCCTACCATAATCATTTGACTATTACTAATGAAATTTTTATCAAATTTTTTAAAATCATCTTTCATCAGTCTTAAATCTGGTAGATGTGTAATACCACCACCCCAAAAAAATCTAACTTTTTCAGATGTAGATTTTTCCATACACCATTGACATTCATTGAAATTAATAGCATTTTCTAATACAAATGTATTTTTATTATATTTTTTCAATATTTCTGCAAATAATGGTGTAGTTGTAATGACAGCATCGGCATTTTTAAGATTTTTAACAACCATTTCCTCACCTTTATTCTCTTTCCATGATTTATAATTTATATGAGAATTATCCAATATAAAATAATCATCTATATCGTATATTAATTTGATATTATATTTTTTCAAATAAGCATAAAAAATATCCTCAAATTCCTTTTTTTGAAATCCGATATTTTTATTGTATATAATAGCATTAAATCTGCTAATATATCTTTCATCTAATAATGGTAGTGAATGGTCATTCAATAATCTAAATTCTACATTAAATTTACTTTTATCTAATGTGTAATGTGGCATGAGAAATCTAAAATATAAAACTCCACCATCTGTATCACTGTTTAAAACAAGAATGTTATACATAATTTATACGTTTATTTATTATTTATACTATATATTATATGAAATAGTTTTAAATTAAATATTAAATTATTAATATATAATAATAAAAAATTTATGAAAGTAATGTACAATAGTTTTATTAATGAAAGTAAAAAGAATAAGATATTTTTCACATCGGATACTCATTTTTCAAGTGAAAGAACATTAGAATTTTCTAAAAGATTGTTTGATAATGTAGATGATATGGATGATGAAATGATATTGAAATGGAATGGTGTGGTTAGAAATGATGATACTGTATATCATTTAGGGGATTTTGGTAATTATGAAATCATTAAAAAGTTAAATGGTAATGTCATTTTATTATGTGGAAATTACGAACATAAAGATGTTAAAGATAAATATAAAGATGAAAAGGAATTTGAAAATTATTTATTAAATTTAGGTTTTTCTCAGGTAATATTTGATAAAAATTATATACTGAAATTAAAACATGATGGTAGTAAATATGAATTCAATTTAATACATGAACCTGAAAATAAATCCGACGATTATTTTAATTTATTTGGACATATTCATCAATTACAAATGGTTAAAAAATATGGATTAAATGTTGGTAGTGATTGCCATAAATTTTATCCGATTGATGTTGATTGTGTTTTATTTTATAAAAATGCAATATCAAAACATTATGATGGTAATGTTTTTAATTAAAAAATAAATTATAAATATGATAACCTTATATGAAAATTATGTACAAACAATTAAAAATGATATAAATGATTTTATATTAGATGATATTATTGAAATAATTAGAGATGATATTAATTTTAATTATGATGATATATATCCAAATAATAATGATGATGATGATGATGATGATGGTGATGGTGATGGTGATTTTATGTTTGAAACAAAAGAAAAGGCTTATGAATATGTGGAATATATTAAAGATTTATTTATATCATTAAACGATCCGATTGAAATTTATAGAAGTTTAAATGTAGATGATATAAAAGATATAGATTTAGAATATTTAGGAAATTGTTGGAGTTTTGAAAAACATTCTGCTTTAAATTTTGGAAGTAGAAATAATAATAATAATAATAATAATAATAATTATAATATTTCAGCAGAAATAGAAAAGAAATATGTAGATTGGAAACAAACAATATTAGCTTATATAAATTTTTCAGATACTCTAAGTGATGATGATGAAAATGAGATTTATATAGGTGATGAAAATTCACAATACATTAAAAATATAAAAATTGAAAAAATAAATTATAAAAAATGAAAACAACTTATGATGGATATTTAATTTTTGAAAATTTACAATTAGCTGAAAGTAAATATTTCAAAACAAATTTATTAGATGCTAATGAAAAAGAAATAATATTAAATATAACAAATTCTGATAATTATACTAAAATTATTTGTGATTTAGCTTATTTTTATAAAACTCATCTTAATCGTGAGGTAAATGATATTGAAAATATTTTAAATATATTTTATAAATTACTGAAAGAATATAATAAAAATATATTTCCAATACAAGATTTCGATGTTTATAATAAAAAAGATATTAATATTTTAGATTTATACGATACGTTTGTTTATAGAGATAAAATGGTTGATAAATTAAATAATATATATCCCTCTATTGCAAAAAGAAATATGAAAGATTTTATAAAATCAACAATACCGATAGGATTATCTGCAAATGAAAGATATTTTAATGAATTTGATTATTTATCTAATTTTGTAGTTATGGTTGGTAATAAACCAGAAAAAATTAGAAATAAAATATACAATAAAATATTCCGCTCAAACTATACAATATCTGATATGTTAAATTTTACAGATGATAAAAAAAATTTATTAAGTGATAAGAGAATTACTGTTAAAGAAATTAAAAATATTGTAGATGAAAATGATTATGATTTATCTATTGTATATGATGAAAATAAAGTAGTGGTTGTTGAGGTTTCAGATATACTAGGTATTAAAGATATTGGGTTTAATTCACTTTGGTGTTTTACTTATGGTGACAATAATTATATAGATTGGAATTATTATAGTTATAATGGAATGGTATATGTAATATTCGATTTTAAGAAATCTCAAAATGATGAATATTTTATGTGTGTAGTTATTAAACCTATTGATGAGGAACATATTAATGAATATCCAGAAGTGTATGACGTAGAAGAAGATGATAACAATTCGCCTATTTATAATATGTTGAATGAGCCTGTTGTTAATTATAAAGAATATTTAAAACGTGTTTTTAATGATGTTGATTATATAGAATTTATAAATTTTGGTTTATAAAATTTTTTTTATATAGAATATTATTTGTATATTTGCAATATAAAAATATAAAAATTATGGCTGATATTAAAAAATTAATATTCTTTGATACTGAGACAACTACTCAATATAAAGATATAAAAGAATTGGAAGCAAATAATCCAATTGGTTATAAATTATTTGTAAAACGATTTAATAATCGTGAAATGTTAAATAAAATTGGTGATGTTGATACTGCTTATATTCAAAAAGCTCCATTATTTGCAGAATATAATAAAGTTATATGTGTAAGTATTGGAATGTTCTCATCAAAAACAAATAAGTTTGTTATTAAAAGTTTTAAAGATGACAATGAAGAAAATCTAATTAGAGTTGTTCATGATATATTTGTAAACAATCTAAGTAGTCATTTCCAAGCTGGTTATGGTATTGCAGGATGTAATATTAAAGGATTTGATATACCTGTTTTAAATAAGAAATTTTTAAAATATGGTTTAGAAATTCCTAAATGTTTTAAAACATTTAATATTAAACCTTGGGAGATGAATGTTTTCGATTTATTTGAAGCATGGAAATCTAATGGTATTGATTTAGCATCATTAGAAGAAATATGTGTTGATTTAGAAGTTGAAAATTCTAAAACTATATTAGAAGATAAAACTGTGTATGAATTATATCACATTGAAAATAATTTAGATTTAATATCAAAATATTGTGATGGTGATGTGTTTTCAACATATTTAGCTGCTGAAAAAATTTGTAATTTAATTTAATAATAAATAAAAAAGGTTGTAATTTCTTACAACCTTTTTTAATAAACAATATAAATTAAATTAAACTAAACTAATACTTCTGAATTTTGTAATTTTTTAACTTCCTCTTCTATTTTATTTTTTGGAATTGCACCATGTTTAACTGTTGTATTTCCATTGCTATCAATAAATAATAATGTTGGTACACTTCTTACTTGATATTTTGCGGCAATTTCATTTTCTTCTTCTATATCAATTTTGTAAAAATCTACATTAGTATAAGATTTTTGTAAATCTTCTAATGATATTGCAACATTTTTACATGGTTGACACCAACTTGCATATAGGTCTATTACCATTGCTTTTGATTGATTCTCAATTACGTTGTTGAATTCTACTGTGCTTAAATTTTTCATATAATCTGTATTTATTTTTATTTATTTTAATAACAATAATAAAATTGTAGTTGTTATTGCAACTGCTGAAGTTATTTTATAAATTCCATACCATTTATTTTTTTTATTTAATTCTGATATTTGTTTATCCTTACTAACTACCAATTCTTTATATTCATTTATTTTAGTATCTTGCAAAGTTGTCTTATTAGTTAATAAATCATTCTCATATTTTAACGATTTATTAAGAGAATCTTGATAGATAACAACTTCAAAAACTTCTTTTGTTAATTGGTATTGTTCAGAGTATAACATCATCGCAGCATAACTTGTACGCATTTGATTACTGTTTATTAATATTTTCGATTTGATAAGAGTATCATTTTTACAATCTTTTAAAAATGATGGAGTTTGACTATAAGATGTAGATATAAATAATAATAGTAGTATTATTATTGTACTGTATATTAATTTCATATTTATTGCTTTTTAATTTTATTAATAAAATTTATCATGTATTTATTGTCTAAATACTGAAAATTGTTTAAACTATTACCATATAATTTTAATATACTATCATTAGAATAATTTTCTAATTCTTTATATTTTTCTTCTATTCTAATAATAGTTTTTGGTAATTTTTCAATAGTAGCATTCACAATACTATCTAATTGTTTCGTAATGTCTTTTTGATTGGATATTTTAACATCAATACTATCAATGAGAAGCGTTAAACTATCAATTTTGTGTAGAATTTTATTATTTATTTCATCATATTTACTACTGTTGTTGTTATTAAATAATAAATAACATAACATTAAAGTAGATAAAATGAATATTGTTAGAATTATATTTTTAGTCATAAGTTTTTCTTTTAATTATATATTTAATGTTTTTTTATCAAAACCGATATTTATTAAAAAATCTTATAAATATTTTTCAACAATTTTATATCTATTTATTGCATAGAGTTTTATATTGAAAAAATATTTATAAATATTTCTATAACGAATGATATTTTTATCATCCGCATATATTATTTTAGTTTGTTGTTTAGCTTTAAATATTTTCATATTCTATCTTATTTGAAATGAACGGTTTAACAGTGTTTACAATAATTCCACAATCGCCAATGATATTTTTATCTAATACTGACAATTCTCCAATATGATTAATTTTATTGTTTCTTCTTTTAATGATATGTAATGAAATTTCATTTAAAAATGTATTAATACCATTACTACTTTTCTTTTCTAAGTGATGATTAAAAGCCTTTTTAAAATTTTCATTATTAATATCGTATGATATTTCTAAATTTGTTGTTGCTGTAATTTTTGCTTTCATAATTGTTTTTAATAGGTTTATAATAATATTTCAAATGGTGATATATAATAATAATTTGGTAGATAATCCGCACAAGATACAGTTTTTTGTTGATAGTATATTTTAATATCCGTGTTATCTTTAGCGGTTAACCAATTGTATTTGATATTATTTTTATATTTTTCATCAAAAATTCGATATTCCTGACCTTTCTTAATACAAAGATTTTCTGCTATTATTTGAGTGTTATCAATTTCAATAAAAGCTCCATAATCTCCAATAACAATTCTTTTATATCCATTAGATATTAACAGTCCACTTTTAGAAAATATTTGAAAATTTTCATCTCCAAATATATCTAATTGTTTTGGTATATCTTCTAAATATTTTCATCTCCAAATATATCTAAATGTTTTGGTATATCTTCTAAATATTTTTTATGTGCAGATTCTGAAATGTGTTTTGGTAGCTTTTTATATTTATATTTTTCAGCTAATTCATCTTGTAATAACATGTTATAGTTCATTAAACACAATTTTATCAAGTATTGTTAAATTATTGTAATCTTGTTCGCAAACATATATTGTATTATCTATGTATTGTAAGAGAATGTCACCTTCTTCTTTATTGTGTTTTTCTTGCATTTCTTTAAATAAATGTTCTATAATATTATAATTTTTAACAATACTATCATCATTTGATAGTAATGATTCCTTTAAAGCAATATTAAAAAGATTTAGATTGTTTTTATATACTTCATAATCTACTTCATAAGTATATCTTAAATGATTATTTTTTACCGATAGATTTTCATCTATATCTTGATATATTTCATTTTTAGCAGCTTCTTTATTGAAATTACCATTATTAAACAATAATCTAACATAATATTTGTCAGTTGTTTTATAAAAAGTTACAACAGATTTAACAACTATATTTTTAAATACGCTAAAACTAAATCCAAAATTGTTATAATTTAAGCTTTCATTAATGAAACCATTTACTATATTTTTATTTTTAATAGCTGCATTTACTTGTTTGATATACAAATTTAGTACATCATCTTTTGTGAAATTAATTACATCCATAATTTTAACTTTTTAATAAATTATTTATTTGAAACATACCAAACTCGATTGTTTGTTTATCTCCAATACTCTTTTTTAAATCATCGGAGATTTTAATTACATGATTATTATTTATTTTAACTAATTTAATAACAATATTCATCGGTTTCACACAACTAATATCACAGGTAAAATTAGTTCCGATACCATAGGATTTATTTATTTCATTTTTTCTATATTCAGAAATTTCTAATACTTTTTTAACATTTAATCCATCTGAATATACTACAGTTTTATATTGTGGATTTATTTTTAAACTTTTATAATGATGTATCATCATATCTGTAAAAGCAAGTGGACAACCACTATCATGTCTTACACCATCAAATAGTTTAGAATATTTACTATTAAAATCTTTTAAAAATGCCAATGTTGTGAATGTATCTGTGAGTGCAATTCCTAAATCTCCATTATATGTTTTACTCCAAATTTCCATTGCATGATAATTTGCATGGATATAACCATTTAAAGCAGCAACTCCACTAACAAATTCGTGTGCATAAGTTCCAACTATTTTAGTATTATAAGCTAATCCTAATTCAACATTAGATGTTCCAATAAATTCATCATAAGATTCTTTTAATAATACATTGAAAACATTGTGATGATTTTCTCTACTAAAAGCTCTTCTTGTTCCGAAATCTGCATAATTTATACCATTATTTCTAAATATAACAGCTTTATTTGCAGTGTTGCTACTATCAAAATCATATACAACACCTGTCATTTTATAATATAATTCACAAATGTCAGCCATTAATGGAACTTCCCACAAAATTGTACGATACCAAAAACCTTTAATTTTAACTTTTAGATGTTTATTTTCATCTAAATAACATATAACCTCATTAGGGTCATAAGTATAATGTTCTAAAAAATCGAAATACCAATTCGGAAGATATGGACACTTTGCCATAAATTCCATTTTTCGGATTTTACTCATCTTTTTAGATGTGTAATTATTGATAATTTTTTTCAACTCGAAATCAAAATTATCTGGAAAATCAACACAACCTCTATCAAACAATTCGTATTCAACAACTGCTTGCGGAAAATTCACCAAAACAGCATATTGCATTGAGAATTTATATAAATCATTCCAAAGTAGTGAATTGTAATCAGCTTTTTCTGCTGATGCTTGTAATTTTTTCATAAGTTAAATTGTATAATTATTATTAATATAATCTTCGTATTTAATAATGATAACATCGTTATCGTAGTATTTTGATTTATTATTTAGATTTAAAAATCTACAACCTTTATGCTCTTTAAACATGATTAATATATTTTCGATGTTATCTACATTCATTACATCACCAAATAATCCCTCACATTTAGTATATACAACATCTCCAATATTAATTAAATTCATAAGGATTGATATTAGGTAGAATAATAATTTTAATGTTTATATTTTCATGTATATAATTAGTTATAATTTTATCTACAACTAAAGTATCATCAACTTCCAATAATTCTGCTAATAATGGTAGATTATAAACAACTAAATTGTTATCTACATCTAATGTGATGATGAAATCATTTATGTAATGATATTTTATTATACCTTTATCATCTTTTGATTGAGATGTTATCTCAAATATTGATTCTATTTTCATAATGAATAATTATTAATTGTTAAATTATATTGCAAAGTTATTGATTAATTATGATATAAAAAAATATTTTATAAATTATTTTTAACTCCAATATATAAAGCATTATTAATTAGATTGTAATAGTTTAAATCTACATCAATGAAATTAAATAATGGAAATTGTAATTCCTCATCATAAGTATATGTTGCAACAGTTTTACCAAACGCATCTATTTTATCATTATGAATTATAGCTGTATCATAATGTAAATATACTAATACTTTTAAATGTTCTATAATAAATCCAATACTTTTGTATGGATATTTAGATTTTTGATATTTGTATAAATCTTTTCTATTTAAGAAATATACGTAATCGTTTTCATTTTGAAAACATTCTGGAACTGTTAAATTGTTTTTCATAATTTTTATATGTTTTAAAATATAGCACAAATTTAAAACAAAAAATCCAAATAAAAAAAATTATTTGGATTTATTTTTTAATAATCTTTTAAAACCTGAGATTCTATTTTATCAATATTAGCAAATATATTTTTAACAATATCATCATCATCTCTTATTTCATCAAAGAATACCAACATCTTCATTTTCACATCAAATTTTAAATAATGTTGTAGATTGAGTATATCTTCCAATTTAAAATCGTTATCGTATCTTGGAAAGAAATAAACATCTCTACCTTTAGATAAAATATTATTCACTTTAGCAAATATTATTGTATTAAAATAATCCAAATCTTTAGGATATTCTATTTCATTTTCTTCCATTTCTTGACTAATGTCAATAATATTTTTTTTCTTTATTTTATTAATCTTAGAATATTTAATAAATTTTTGCATCGTTTTACAATAGATTATAACTATGTTCATAATAATATTAATTTTTTTATTATATATTTTACATATTAGTTTTCAATTAATAAATTATAAATAATAATAATTTATATATACAATAAATAATAACCAATTAAATATTATGGCTGTATATACCGATTATGATAAGTTTGTAGAATTTAAAACTAAAACAGATAAAGATGAATTTTTTTATCCTAAATATGATTTACTTAAAGAAGATTTGAATAAATTAGATGTTGTACAAGGATTTCAAATGGATAAAACTATTAAATTTAATCAATCATTAATGATTAAAGCGATAAAATATGGTATGATATTGAAAATTAGATATAGAGGTGATAAAGATGTTAGTGTCAATGGTAGTGAAAGAAGTATATATCCATTAGTATTAGGTGTAAATAAAAACACAGGTAATATGCTTATAAGAGGATTTCATTTAGATGGATGGAGTGTAAATGAAGGTAGATATACTGAAAAAGTATGGAGATTATTTAAAGTATCTAATATTATTAATATGAGTTTTACTGGTAATTTTTTTAGATTACCACCTAATGGTTATAAATCTAATGATAGGATTATGACTGAAAAAATTATAACAAAAGCAGATTTTAATGAAATAAGAAAAAATCAAACAGCTTTAATACAAGCTGGTAAAATTGAAAGTGAAAATGCAACACAAATTAATAAAGATAACAAAGGATTTCCATCTATTATAGTTGAAAATACTAATACTGTATTAGATTTAATGAATCCTAATTCATCTACAACATTTTCACAATATAGCAATAAATTAAAAGATTTAAAACTAACATTTTTGAAAAGTGTTTTTGGAAATGATTATATTGTGGTATTTGGTGTTATGGGTGCTGAGAATAAAAATGTAAATTTATATCTTGATAAAAATAAACTATTAGCAACTTATAGAGTACTTAAAAGTATAACAGGTGATAAAGTTGTTTATAATAGACAAATTGCAGGTAGAAAAGAGTTTAATATTTATAATTTTAAAGAAAAACTGAATTAAAAATTTTAATATATAAAAATAAATCTTATATTATGAGTGAAAAAAATGTAAAAAAAGAAGATATAAAAGAGATTGTTGAAAATACTATTGACAACAATACAATTACTATTGAAAATGAAACAACTGAACAACAAAATAATCGAAATAAAAAGATTAAAAAAGATGAAAACAAATCTGTTGATGTAAAAGAAGTTAAAGAGATTAAAGTTGTTGAAAAGGTAGTAGAAAAAGTAGAAGTAAATAACAATAATACACCAACGATAGAATTTAATGATAGATTATATAAAAGATTAATTATGGAAAATCCGAATTATTTAATATACGATAAAAATGTTTTAGTATATGATAGTAATTCAAATAAAAATCCTATCGTATTTGATAAAGAATATTATACTATATTTAATAAAAAGTATAATTATATGAATATGAGATTTAAAATTAAAAAATAAATGATAAAGAAATGACAAATAATTTTCACGATTTAAATACGTTTAAAAGTTTAAGATATAGTGAATTTTCAGTTGAAAATCAAATAGAATTTACGAATGAAAGAATATTAGAAAGTTTAGATTTTTCTAATAAAACAGGTTTTAGTGAATCTTTAGTAGGTCGTGCAATTAATGGTATCTTTTCGATGCTTGGTAAAAATTTAAACAAAGGTACGTTGGTATATTTTAGTAATAAATTATTTGATGAATATATGAATGGTTTATTAGTAGCATTAGAGAAGAAGAATGTGTTAATAACAGATATTTTTGAAAAAAAGTCCTATGAGCAATTGATAGCAGAAGCTGACGAATTATTTAAAACATATTCTGTTGAAGATGAAAAGAAAAAAACTGATGAAGAAAAAATAAAATATGAAGAATTAAGAGAAACAAAACTCAAAGAAGCTTTATATACATATCAAAGAGCGAGTATTCTGGATTTAAAAAACAACTATCCAAAAGAACAAATAAAAAAAACACAAGAAATATTAAAAAAAATATACAGTAGTGGTGTTATAAAAAACAATAATCCGTATGACAATCCTGATGTTGAAGTTGAAGAAACTCCAGTACAAGTTCAAGGTAGTGGATTATTTGGATATAATATATCTACTGAAAAATTAGAAAAATTGTTAAATGATTTGAACTCTGATAATATAAACGTAAAAGAATATGTTTATTTATTAGTAAATAAATATTTAATGGCAGATGAATACGATATGATAGTAACAGATTTTGGTAGTATTGTTAAAAATAATCCAAACATGACATCACAATTTAAAAATAAAACAGAAAAAAAGCAATTTGTTGATAATTTATTTTTAGAATTAACATCCGTTAAAAAATTATTAAATAAAGTATTAGAATTATTAAAATCTTATAAAAAAGAAAAACCTAAAGAAGATGAAATAAACAATTTGTTAAATACAGATGATAAATTGAAAAAATTAGGTATAACATTTGAGAAATTAAACAAATATACAGAAGATAAAATTACAGAATTATATGCAAAATATGATAAATTATTAAAAGAATATAATATTAATTTAGAAGTATCTAAACAATTATCATTAGCAGAAGATTTTAAATTTGAATGTGATTTAATTTTAGAAGCATTTAAATATAATAGAAAAAGTGTTAATTTGGCTGATTTTAATGAAGTTGCATTAAAAACACTATTGCAAAAAAGTCCAGAAATATTTACAAATAGTGAAAGTTATGTAAATAAAAGTGCATTAGCTGAAATTGAATTTAGTGCAGAAGATATTTTTAAAATTAAAAAAACAGCAGAAGGTGCTGATGTACCAGGAAGAAGAAGAAATTTTGTAGTAACAAATCAAGCTAAAGAGCAATTAGAACAGTTTTGGAAGATTTTGGTTGCTAAAATTATGAAACAATTTGAACCTTATATGAATGTTGGTAAAGTCAATCCTATAATTATTGGTAAAAGTTTTAATGAAAGCGAAATTAAAGATGGTAAAGAAAAAACTCCAACAGGTTCTAATGCAAGTTCCAAAATTAACAAAGAAACAATCAAAACCAAATCGTTTTTAAATATAGTTGATGGTAAAGCTGAAAATGATAGTTTTGGTATCTTAGATATAAATTATTCAACAACATATAGTAGTTTTATATATGAAAGTCAAGCAGCAAAATTATATGGTAGGAATGTATATAGATTTGTTAAATCTATTGCAGAAATATCAAATTTAGTAAATTCTGAAACATTAGATGAAGCAAATAGTAGTATTGTAAAAGATGATAAATTTGAAACATTCGTAGGTTTAACAAAAGAAACTGCTAAATATGGTGATATGATTAGATTAGGTGTATTTTTAATTAAAGCTGATAACAGTCTATTAAAAACACCAGATAAAAGTGATGTAGTATCAAATAGTTTTAATATTTTGATAGTATATGGTAGTAAAAAATTATTTAATATATCAAAAACTGCTGATGGTAAAGAATCTGTAACATATAATAAAGATGCTATGTCAAAAGCAACTGAAGTTGATTATATGATAAGAAGTTATAATACAACAACAAAAACATTGACGGATGTTAGTAAAATTTTAGTAAAACCAACACCAACAGTATTGAATGTTAAAAGTAGTTATAAAATAACAAATAAAGATAGTTATAGTTTAAAAAATATTCAAATACCATTTAATTTATTTGAAAGTAATGAAACTTTAAAAACAAATTTAATATCGAAATAATATGAAAAAGATAAGCGAATTACATAATTATAAAAAAATATATGAGGCGGATGAACCAAAAACAACCGATGTTAAATTAAATCCGAGTATAGCAGAATTTACAAATAATGTTATAAGTTTTTATAGTAAAAAAGATGAAATTGTTGCTGAAATAAAAAACTTAGTAGCAACAGATGAAAGCAAAATTGAAAACATAAGTAATATTATAAATGATAAAAAAATAGATATAACAAAACCTGTTATATTTAATGTAATAAGAACAGCTAAAAAATCAAATATATTTGGAATTTTAAAAGGTGAGTTTGAAGAGTTTGGTAAAAAATATTATTATTTGATTGTTGATAAAATAGAAGGTGAAAAAATTGATATTTTAAATGATGAAAATGATAAAGTTGTTGGTAGTGTTGTAAAAAATAGTATTATTAAAATACCAAATAACTTTCAATTAGGAGATGAAACTCAAAAAGAAGTTGATACATATTATATAGCAAAAATAGAAGGAGATAAATACATAACAACTAAAAATAAAATCGAAACAACTATATTAGATATTAAAAACATACAATCACAACAACAACAACAACAATCTCAAAGTATTAATCAAAAATATGTAGGTGATAACAAAAAGTTGATGTTAAACATTGCGAAAAATGGAATAACATTTGATGTGAAAATATTTATAAAAAACACTTTCTTATGTATAGAAATATTAAATACTGATAGCAATGTTAAAAATAGAGACGAATTAGTAAAAGTAAAATTGAATATAAATAATATAATTTTATTAGACAATAACGAACCAATAAAATTTAATATGTTAAACACATATATCATTGTTAAAAATTTAGCTGAAATTGATAAGATTGAAAAAAACGATAAAACAACACAATCAACACAACAATTATTTATAATTAAAATTCAATAATTGCAACTAACAAAAATTTTAAATTTTCATTTAAGTTTATTTTTTGGAAAGTAGATATTAATTTATCTACTTTTTTTATTTCAGAAATTTGTTGTATATTTGCATAAATAAAATAATGTATTATGAAATATAATTTTTATAAAGAGAATGATAAATGGTATGTCGATTTACCTGATAGTGGTTTTGAAAAAGATGATTTAGAAATGGTAGTAGGTTCTGATAACCTATTAGATATTATTTCAAACTATACAAACAATTTAACTTTAGAGGTATCATTAATTGATGATAATAATTGTAAATATGTATTGTGTAAATTAAAAGAAGAAGATGATGGTTGTTATTATACTGTATATAAAGATGATGAAGAATACATGTTTATATGGTTGTGTGATGTATTATATTATATTTATAATACGTATCCAAATATAATTTATATAAAATAAAAAATGGTGAGTATTTTAATCTTAACTCGCTAAATATAATGAGATTTTAATCTGACCCTGCTGCTGAACCAAATGGTTTACAACACCATTACTATCTTTATATTCAAATCTATTCATATCATTATTGTAATACATCACAACAGCATTTTGTTGTGGTTTAGCTATTTGATTACTTTTTGTTCGTCTAAATTTCAGAAAATCTGTAAAACTCATAAGTTTAATATATAGGGTGTTAAAATTAATTGAACATTTTTAAAACACATTTTCAAATATTGTTTATTTATTTTTAATATGAAACAAAAAATTTAAAAGTAAATTATTTTTGTTCAAAAAATTATAATACTCTATATATTTATTTTTATTCTTCGTATATTATAGTAATTATAAATGTTTTACTTAATATATTTTCACTATTCGTTGCATCATTCACAACGTTTACATTTGTGCTATCGTGATTACATTCAAATCTATTACCTGTTGATGTTGAGCATGGTAAAATACCATTGTTTGTTGATGATATTACTTTACAATTTAAAGATATAATTTTATCTCCTGTTAATCCGTGTGCAACTGTTGTACTACCACCTTCGGACGAATTTGTTGTACCTGTTAATTTTAACATTTTAATTTTTGGTGAATCTATACCTAATTGTGTAAAACCGTTTACATCAAGTGCAACATCAGGTATGTTATTACCTATACCAATACTTCCACCACTTGTCATAGACATAACATTAACCGAACCAACATTAATATTACCTATTAATGATGTATTTGTTGAAGGTGCATCAGCACCTAAAGTGGAATCTGCAAAAGTGTCTGTAAATGTTGTTGTCGTATTATTTAAAATTGTTCCAACTAATTTCCAATCCCCAGTATTACCAGCTACAGTTCTATATATTTTTCTTGATATAGTACCAGCAGCACCTACAGGTATTGTTAATACAACAGTTTGATTTCCTGTGGTTACTGTGATAGTTGATGATGCAGTTGATGGTATTGTTTCACCTGCTGCACTTGAACATGTTACTTTCCACGAATGTGTACCTAAATCTATTGAGCCACCTACTGATGGTGTAGATGGTAATGGTCTGCTTGGTGTTGGTAATTCTCTAAAAGCAAATGCACCAGCCAAATCCAAAGCTCCGTGTGCAGGTGTTACACCCATACCTATTTTACCTTGTTTGTCAATTCTCATTCGCAATTTAGTCGATTCATCTTGTTCAGAACGTGTATAAAAATCTAAAATACCTGTTAATGAATTTGATGTTGCTGTTGATACTGTTTCGGACATCATTTTTGCACATTCTCTAAATGTTGAACCATCATAACCCATAAAATAAAGACCACCCAAATCCATTCCGTTTGTAACAGCACTTTTTATTGACACAGACCCTGCACTTCTTGTCATCAAAATTGCAGGATGTTGTAAAGTATTATCATTTGCAAGATAATATACAAAATCACTTCTACGACCATCTTCCGAAACAACCTCAAATTTAGATGTTGTGAGACCACCTAATGTACCTAATTTGTAGTCTGTATCTAGTTCGGGTGGTAAAAACCCAACACGACCTAACATATCTAATTTAAAAAATGGATTAACATCACCAGCTTGTGCAAATAAGGACATTCTATCTATACCATGATTAGATATAGATTGTGCTGTTGGCGATGTTGTGATTGTACCAGTTAAACTAACCCGTATCCAATATAAATCTTGTGTAAACATTGGTGCAGGATTAACTTGTAATTTTGTGTGTCCCCATAAATGTTTAAATGTTGCTAAATTCCAACTAATAGAACCATCATTTCTTAATCGACTTGTACCATCCACTAAATTATTACCTGATGTAGCACTTGTTGTCAATGTTGTCCAAGTACCAACAGTATTATAATATTCTACAACAATTGCACTAGCACCAACACTAGCTGTTGTAATATTGAAAGCTGTTGCTCTCCAAGGATACATTTTACCTAAATATAAATATGAACCTGTTGTTGTT